CGCCGGGCCTGACGCTTGTCTCTACGCCTCCTGTCGCTGGCGAGTCGCGCGGGATCTACACGGCGAGTAACGGCAATCGGTACGAGGTGGTCGGATCGACGATCTATTCCGTCAGTACAGGAAACGTATATACGGTTATCGGGAACATGTCGTCTTATTCTGGCCCGGTTTCGATGGTAGATAACGGGACCGACATGTTCATTGTCGACGGGACGGCTACCGGGTTGACAGTAGATATTGCGACGAACGTTATAACCGTTGTCTCTGATCCTGCTTTCTACGGAGCCGACAAGGTAGATCTGGTGGACGGCTTTTTCCTGTTTAACCGTCCAGGTACGCCTCAGTTTTATATCTCGCTATTCGATAGCGTGGCGTTCGATCCGCTCGACATTGCATCCAAATCGACGTATTCCGACAACCTGGTCACGCTGGCTGTGATGCATCGTGAGGTATGGCTGTTCGGGGAGCTGACAACCGAGGTCTGGTACAACACCGGCGCATCTGACTTCACGTTCGGCCGCATGCCGGGAGTGTTCATCGAGCATGGTTGCGCCGCAAAACATTCGGTCGCAAAGATCGACCTGGCGCTGTTCTGGCTAGGGCGCGATCTGCAAGGGCAGAACGTCGTGTTTGCTGGCCGCAACTACATGGCGGAGCGGATATCCACGCACTCGATCGAGCAGGCGCTGGCAGGGTATTCGCGCGTCGATGATGCGATCGGCTTTTCGTACCAGCAGGGCGGCCACGCCTTCTATGTGCTGACGTTCCCGACCGCAAACGCCACATGGTGCTTTGATGTCGTGACGGCGCAATGGCATCAGCGCGCGTATCTGGAAGCCGATGGCACGCTCAGCCGCCACCGCATGAACTGTCATTCATTCAACAATGGCCGCAATCTGGTCGGCGACTGGCAGACGGGCAAGGTCTATATGCTCGACCAGAACGCCTATACCGACAATGGCGTCACGATGGAATACATCCGCGCGTTCCCGCACATTCTAGGCGGCGACGGCAATCGCGTGCTGTTCCGACAGTTTATTGCGGACATGGAAGTAGGCAACGGCTTGCCTGACGATTCCGCAGAGCCCGAAATCAGGCTGCGTTGGTCAGATGACCGGGGCCGTAGCTGGGGAAACTGGGTCGTAGGGAGCCTCGGCAAGGTCGGGGAATACCTGACCTCCATCCAGTTCCAGCGGCTCGGCTATGCGCGCGACCGAGTATTCGAACTGTCATGGTCCGCGCCTGTTAAGACCGCGTTGAATGGCGCATGGGTGGACGTGTCGAGGGCGCGCACGTGAGCAACGCCACGAACAGCAATATACCGAATCCGGGAGTGCCGTTCCTCGATCAGTCGGGGCGCATCAGTCAGGTGTGGTGGGCATTCCTCTTGGCGATGTTTCAGCGCACAGGCGGAACCGGGACGCCGCCTTCGGACATACAGATCGATTACACGCCGCTGATTGATGCGCAGGCGCCTTATCCGCTGTTCTCGCCGTCGCAAGATGCGCCCGCCGCGGTGGCTGGGCAGCCCTCTCTTGTGGATCTCGCGCCAGAACCGATCTCAGTGCCGGTATTCGCCGTCGATCCGGTCGAGGACATTTTCACGGCAGGAACGAATTTCACGCCAGGCACAACCACGACGCTGACGCTTTCAAAGGTCTACACGTCGGCCGCAGCTGTGCTTGTGCACTTCGACGGCAGTTTTCAGGCGACAGACCAGTACAGCGTCTCAGGCAACACGATCACCTTCACGTCGGCTATTCCGGTCGGCGTGTCCAAAGTCTATGCGCGAGGCTAAAGCATGACGACGAAATATCGCGAAATGGTGGCAGGGCAGACCCTGACGGGCTCTGCTGTGTCCTACTACACCGCGCCAACATCGACCTATGGCGCTATCCACGCGGCGAGCGTTTGCAACCCGACAGGAGCGGTCGTAACAGTGAACATCTACAAGGTTCCGACCGGTGGCTCCGCGGGCTCGCCGACGAAGATCGCGAGTAAGGCGGTCGGCGCTGGCGCAACCATCGCGATTCCCGAAGTCATTAATCACAAACTGGAGCCTGGCACGCAGATTTTTGCCGATGGCCTCGCCTGCACGCTGAATATCAGCGGTGTTGAATACCTGCCGAGCTAAATGAAAAACTTCCACTTCCTCGCAAACGGCGTTGATGTCAATCCGCTGATGCTCGCGATCCGCCGCCGGCCTGACCTCTGGAAAGAGGACACGTTTCTTCGCCATTACCCGCAAGGACCGTTCGGCGAAACCGAAACGATCATGCTGCGCTTCCCGGAGAAGGTCGAAGGACTCACTGAAGAGCAGATCGACCTCTACAAGCAGAACCAGCTTGCTGGCTATGACCAGTATGAAGCGATCGACTATCCCGCCTACAAGGCTCTGCACGAAGCACGCCCACTGGTCATGAACCTGATGGCGCGCGTCGGCGGTGAGCGGCTCGGCCGGGTGATGATCAACAAGGTGGTGCCCGGAGGCCGGATCTTCGCACACGCCGACACACCCGAACAGACGCGCTATTACACGCGCTTTCATATCGTGCTGCATGGGCTTCCTGGCGCAGTCCTGAAGGCTGGCGATGAGCAGATCAATATGCTGACCGGCGAATGCTTCTGGTTCGATAACAGCCAAGTTCATTCGGTGGAAAACAACAGCGCCGACGAACGCGTGTCGATGGTCGTCGATATCAGGACATCGCGATGATCACGTTCACCATTGAGCCGTTCTCTGGCGTCTATGCCGAGCTGCTGCCGCTGCTGCGCAAGCATTACGGCGAAATTTCGACGCATAAGGACCACGGTGTGCCGCTCGATCCGGTCGTTGAGGTCTATCGCGCGCGTGAACTCGACGGCTCTCTGCTGATGGTCATTGGCCGCGAGCGCGGCGAAATCGTCGCCTACTTCGTCTGCTTCATCGCGCCGGGCCTGCATTACCGCGACTGTCTGACGTGCTCGCCGGACATCTTTTTCGTGCGCGAGGACAAACGGACGGGGCTCGCCGGCGTTCGCATGTTCCGCTTCGTCGAGAAGGAATTGCGGCGCCGCGGTGTCAGGCGGTGGGCTGTTGGCAGCAAGGTTCAGCACGACGCATCTGCGTTGTTCAAGTTTCTCGACTTCGAACCTGTCGAGACGACCTACGAAAAGTGGCTTTAGGGGGAAATCATGGTCGCAGCAGCAGTAGCCGGCGCGGCAGTCGTCGGGGGCGTGGCTTCGAGCGCCATGAGTTCAAGCGCATCGAAGGACGCGGCGCAGACACAGGCCGATGCGGCAAACAATTCCGCGGCGCTTCAGAATCAGCAATGGCAACAGACTCAGCAGAATCTGAAGCCGTACATGGACCTAGGCGCGAGCTATATAAATCCGCTCAAGACTGCGCTTTCCAATCCAATGCTGACGCAGCAGTTCAGCGCGCCGACTGAGCAGCAAGCACAGGCAACGCCGGGCTATCAGTTCACGCTCAATCAGGGGCTCAAGTCGGTTCAGAACAGCGCCGCCGCGCGCGGGCTAGGCGTGTCCGGTGCGGCCTTGAAGGGAGCAGCCAGCTATACCACGGGGCTCGCGGATTCGACCTATAACGACGTGTTCAATCGGGCGTTGCAGACGTTCAATACCAACTACAGCAGCGCGGCCAACAACGTGAACCGACTCGCGGGCATCGTCGGCAGCGGCCAGAATGCGGCGGCCACGAATGGCTCTCTCGGCGCGCAGGCAGTCGGGAATATCGGCAACACACTGACCAGTGGCGCGAATGCATCAGCAGCCGGAACCATTGGGGCAGCTAACGCGCTGTCTAATGGCCTGAATGGCATCACCAATGGCGCCACGAGTTATGCGCTGCTGTCGAACAATGCAGGGGCCGCGGCGCCGTCTAGCGCGTCAATGGCCGCTGGCAGCAATGGATATGGCTTCACGGTGTAAAGGACAAAAATGCCAATCGATCCGACCATCGCCCTGAACGCGAACGCCCCGAAGCCTATCAACCCGCTTCAGCAGGCGTTATCCGTTGCGCAGTTCCGCGCGCTCAATGCAAGCGGTCTCGCGCAGCAACAGCAACTCGACGCCAACCGCGCGACCTCCGCTGCGTATCAGCAGGCCACCGATCCGACGACCGGACAGGTGGACAATAACAAGCTCGTCGGCATCCTGAGTCAGGACCCCGCTGCCGCATACAACCTGCCGCAGGTGATCCAGGGCATCAACACGCAAAAGCAGCAGCAACAGACTCTGCAAACCGGCCAGCTCGATCAGTCAATCAAGGCGCAAAGCAGCCTCCGCCAAGGTCTCGGCAGTCTGCTGTCTAAACAGGACCTGTCGCCGCAGGACGTGCAGGGATTCGCGACGACGCAATTGCAGGCCGGCGCGATCACGCCTCAGGTCTATCAGGCTGAAATGCAGTCGATGCCGCAAGACCCGCAGCAGCTTCGCCAGTGGGTGTCCCAACATTACATGTCCGCGCTTTCGGGCGAGACTCAGCTACACGCGATGCTGCCGCAATACGCGCAGATCAACACCGGCCCGGCGACGGTCGCAGTCAACCAGAACCCCCTCGCATTGAGCGGTGGCGTCGGCACGGTCGGCTACACGGTGAACAACGGGCTGTCGCCGACTGAAGCCGCCGCGCAAGTTCCAGTCGTCAATGCAGACGGCACGCCCGGCATGCGCAGCAAGGCAAGCGTGCTTCAGGAGCAGGGGCTAGGCGGTCTGCTTCCACCCGGAGCACAGGGAAGCGGCATTGGCACAGGCCGATATGGCTCGTCGAATAATGGCGTCGTCGCAACCGGCCCTGCCGCTGGCGTGGTCGACGCGACCCAGAAGGCAAATGCGGCCGGCGGTGACATGCTCGCGGCAGACCAGCAATCGAATTCACAGTCTGGAACGCGCATCAACATGCTACAGAGCGCACAGCAGGCGCTCGCCAATTCGACCACCGGCAACGGCGCAGACAAGCTCAACGCGATCAAGAGCCTGCTCGTGACTGCTGGCATTGCACCGCAAGCGACCGTCGATAGCGTCAAGAACTTCGACGAGGCAAACAAGTACCTCACACAGTATGCGCAGCAGAAAGCGGCCGGCCTCGGTAGCGGAACCGATGCGCAACTGTCCGCGGCGATCTCGGGCAACGGCAATACGCATATCTCGAATCTGGCGGCTCAGGACGTAGTGAAGGTCAATATCGGGCTTGAGCGCATGGAGCAGGCCCGCATGCAGGCCTGGCAGAATTCCGGCCTTCCGCCTTCTGACTATGCCAAGTGGAAATCGCAGTTCGGGTCGACGATCGATCCTCGCGTGTTCGTTGCCGACCAGATGGACCCGGCGAAGGTCAAGTCGATGTACGACAAGATGCCGCCGAACCAGCAGGCGCAGTTCCGCACGCAATATAACTGGGCGGTCCAGAAGGGCTACGTGACAGGGCCGCAATGATGGCTGATTACAGCGACCTCTTCGAAGCAGCCGGCAAGCAGTTCAACGTCGATCCGCGTCTGCTGCGCGCGGTGATGACACCGGAAAGCTCGGGCAATCCGAACGCTGTTTCGCCCAAGGGCGCGACCGGCCTCATGCAACTGATGCCGGCCACCGCAAAGGAAATGGGCGTCACTGATCCGACCAACCAGCAGCAGAGCATCTTCGGCGGTGCGCGCTATCTGGCGCAGCAGCTTGACAAGTACAAAGACCCGGCACTCGCGCTGGCTGCCTATAACGCCGGGCCGGGCAACGTCGACAAGTACGGCGGCATTCCTCCTTTTCCTGAGACTCAGGCGTATGTAAAGAAGGTGGCCGCCGCGTATCAGGCGCAACCACAGTCACAAGGTCAGAACATGCCGCAACAACTGCCAGGCCTGCCGCCGACTGCCTCGGATGCCCCCACCGCTGGTGGCGATCCGTTTTCAGCATTGCTCGCGAAGGCCGGCCCGACTTCCGCGCCCGGTCAGGGAACAGCGCCGGCCGCCGGCGGCGATCCGTTCGCCGCACTGATGGCAAAGGCGGCGGAACCTGCGAAGGCAGCAGCGCAACCCACAAGCCCCGCACAAGGCTCTGCCCCCGTCACGGTAGGCAATGTATTGGGCGCGGCGCTAGAGCCGCTTGCGACGGCTGCAACGGGCGCTATCGCTGCACCTGTCAGCACCATTGCGCGTGTCGGTGCTGCGGCCCTGCCGGGCGTCTCGTTCGACCGCGCGAAGCAGATCGGTGAGAGTGTTCGGGATGCGCTGACCTATCACCCGCAGACGGCCGGCGGCCAGCAGGCGAACGCAGACATCGCGCGGGTCGCAAGCAACGCGCTCAGCCCGATTGCCAACAGCGCTCCGGTCCAGGCGCTGACGAGCGGCTATCAGCAGAACTTCGTCCAGAACCAGTCGCCGCTCATGGGGACGATCAATGCTGTGATCCCCGGCGCAACTGCGCAGATCGTCGCGCCCGAACTCGCCGGCCGTGTGAATGGGCTCGTCAAGTCTATCGGTCGCGCCGATGTTCCGGCGCCGACGCCGGGCAGTGTCGAGCTTGCGAACCGCGGCGTTGGTCCTGTTCCGCAGGGACTTCAGCCGGCGCCGGTAGGGCAGATACCTGTCGCTCCGGCCGCCAACGATCTGTCGGCGATTCTCAAGACGGAGCAGCCAGCCGTCGCACCTCAGCCAGCCGCCTCAATCGCGCGCGCGCCTGCGGCGAATGATGCTGTCGGGATCAACCGTGCGGCGATCAATGACGCGAGCGGCGGCCGGCCAGATCTCCCGCAGGCACCGTCGACGCAGATCGTACCCGCCGGCGCTGCGGCAAATGACGCAAGCAAGGCTGCGCCGGCTGCGCAAGCCGCTCCTGTTCCTGCCGAAGTGCCGAAGTTCGACGATTCCGCGCCGTCGACGGTCAAGGCATCGCTCGCGCCCGACCAGCAACAGAAGAATCTCGATCTGATGCGCGAAGTCGGGTTGACCGAGACGCGCCCAAGCGCGATCTCTGGCGACAAGTTCTCGGCCGGCAACGAGTACCAGCTTGCCAAGAGCGACACGCCGCAGGGGGAAGTGCTGCGCGCGCAGTTCGACAAGGAACGGACCGCGCTCCAGAACTACTCGCAGCAGATCGCGCAGGATACCGGCGCGCGCGGCGCGTCGCCTGAAGAGGTCGGCCAGATCGTCCGGCAGCCGCTGCGCGACCTGAGCGACTACTACGACAACGCGGTGAGCAGCGTCTATCAGGCGGCAGACCAGCGCGCGGGAGGCATTGCCGGGGTCGATGCGGATTCGTTCAAGTCCATGATGGATACGAAATCGAACTTCGCTGGCAAGTCGGAAAACGGCGCGCTCGGGCGTGGCATCAATGCGTACCTGAAAGAGCAGGGCATCCGCAACGCAGATGGCACGTTCAACCCGATGACGGCGAAGCAGGCCGAAGGTGTGCGCCAGTACATCAACAGCCAGTGGTCGCCGCAGAACTCCGGGCTCATCGGCAAGATCAAGGAGTCGCTCGATACCGATGTCGCGAAGTCCGCGGGCGATGACATCTACGCACAGGCGCGCGCGCTGCACGCGGAGCGTAAGAACGTGCTCGACAACCCGAAAGGAATTTCCTCATTGCTCAACGAGGAAGGGCCGAACGGCATCAATCAGGCCGTCCCCGACGAGAAGATCGGGCAGAAACTAACCTCGATGCCGGTCGGCCAGCTCCGGCATATCGTCGAGACGCTGAAGAACGTACCGGAACCTTTGCAGCCGGGCGCGCAGCAGGCGCTGGCAGAAATGAAGGGCATCTTCGCGGATGCCGTCAGCAATGCCGGCCAGGGTGCGGAATGGAACGCGGCCAAGGTCACGAAGCAGCTTAACGCGCAGCGCTCGCGCATGGGCCTGCTGTTTGACGACGCGGAAATGAGCCGGTTTCGCACCCTGAACGATGCCGGCCACGTGTTGCAGAAGCCTACCGCCTATCCGGGCGCCGCGGTGCAGGGGCACAACCTGCTTCAGAAGGCGGTCATTCTCGGGCCAGCGGCAGCGACTGCGGGCGCCATGTCGGCGCTGTTCGGCCCGCTCGGTGCTGCGGCAGCGGGGCCCGCCGGCACCGTCCTGACGAGGAAAGCGACCGAGTTTGTCAACCGGCGCGCGGCCAACAAGCTAGCGGAATCGCTGTCCAACCCACGCGTCGACTGGCCGAAGTAATGGGAACACGAACCGGATCAGCCAGTGCGGTTGATGGCGCGGCTGCCACACGGGCACGGTTTTCAGCTTCTTCTCGTCGATTTCGAAACGAGTGCCGCGCTTTCTGCCGAACACGGCGATAACCCGGCCGTGAATATCTAGCACTTCGAACATGTAGTTCCCCAAGCCCTCCCTGTGAGGGCTTTTTCATTATAGGCCGCCGATGAGCGGCCTTTTGCTTTTGAGGCCCACATGCAGCTAATTCCAAATGCGAAGCAGCAGTTCATAGACCAGAACGGGCTTCCCCTCGCCAGCGGCACAGTCGGCTTCTATTTTCCCGGCACGCTGAATCCGAAGCCCACGTATCAGGATGCGGCCGGCACCATCGCGAATACGAATCCGGTGACGCTAGACAGCCGCGGCCAGGCATTGATATGGGGCTCCGGCGTCTATCGACAGATCGTCAAGGATGCATCGGGCGTCACGATCTGGGACCAGATAACCGAGGATGCGAATGCAAATCTGATCGGCAATATCTCTGACAACGTGTTTATCTCGGGAACGGACTTCACGCCTGGCACAACGACGGTACTCACGTTGACCGCCAACCCCGGCTCGATCACGAATACGTGGATTTTCTTCGACGGCTTTTATCAGGCCGACGATCAGATTGCATCCCTAAGCGCGGCGACTCTTACATTCAAGAGCCCGATTCCTGTTGGCGTGCAGGAAGTGACGGTTAAGTTCGGGACCACAGTTGCGATCGGCGTTCCTGGTGACGGCACTGTCGGCCCTAATCAACTGTCGTGGGTGCAGTCGGGTCCGACTATTTCGCGTCCTGCGCCAGTGTTCATCGGCCAGAACTATTTCGATACCACGCTGGGGTATGAGGTCGCTGCTGCGGCGCTGTCTCCGGCAAAATGGGTCAACGCTGCCGGCATTTCGCCGAATGGGCCAGGCCCGTTCCCCGTCCAGAGCATGGATGTGTACGGTGCGTTGCGCACGGCGCTGCCTGAGCAGTCCATTGGATGCTGCGCGAACATTCTTTCGTATGGTGGCGACTCCAGCGGTGTCAAAGATAACACTGCTGCATTTAACGCAGCCGTAGCCGCATGCTCGGTCTTTTCGCAGTTCACCGGATCGATCAGCGGGACCACGCTCACGGTTACGCAGATGAACGCGCCAGGAGCCATTACCGTTGGTCAGGCAATCTCAGGATCGGGAGTTACGGCCGGCACAACCATTACGGCGCTGATCAGCGGAACCGGCGGCATCGGCACATATGTAGTGAGCGCCTCGCAGACGGTTGTCAGCACTGCGATTACCGGCTCATATTCAAACCGGGTATGCGTCTATTTCCCGCCTGGAAACTACCTGTTCAATGACACGCTTTTCTATTCGTTCGCGAGCACGTCAATCGCGTCCATATCGCTGCTCGGGGCAGGCGCTGATCTGACGACGCTGAAGTTCTCGAAGCCGGGAGCTAACGGCATCACGATTCAGTGCAACGGCGCGTTCACGTCGTTTCATATCCGTGATATGACCGTCGCATCGCTGAATGCGCCGGGCAATACGGGCCTCTTCGTCGGACAGCTGCAGAACACCGTCAGCAATCCCGCAAACTCCGCTTTGTCTGATATCACCAACGTCGTGTTCCGCGGGGCAGACGGATATGTTCAAACGTTCGGATGGGGGTTCTGCATCAACGTTCAGAGCGTATCGAATGTCAACTATACGAATGTAATGGGCGTTGGTCCGTCGTTCACGAGCACCGGTATCCAGATCACAGGATCGGCAAATGCTCTAGCGTGCGTCCATAACTTCCAGGGCTGCACGTTCAATTACCTTGGCATCGGCATCTACTACACCGCCTATGTTCAGGGCGTCACGGTCAATCAGTGCAACTTCACGGGTGACAACAACGGGATTGTTGTTCCCGGAGGGCAACCCGGCCTCGACCAACTGAACGTCACGAACTGCCAGTTCAACACGTATCAGAACGGTATTCTCTGTCAGTCGAATGTCGGCGCCATCATGATCGTCGGCAACTTCTTCCTCGTGCAGAACAACAGCGCAGGCATCACGCTTCAGAACTACAGCCTGTTCAGCATCATGGCAAATACGTTCAATCCTGCGCTTGGGTCTCCGACCGGGACTATCGGGATATCTGTCGATACGTGGGCCTCGTCTGCTGGCGTAATCACTGGCAATGGCATCCAGCAGATGACAGTGGCAGGCATCACCTTGGGCGGCGCATCGAAATCGGTGAATGTCCAATCGAATTGCTACTTCTCGAATGGCGCGAATGTCGTGAATAGCGGGACCGGTAATACGGTCGGCGGCGGCTCGCAATAACAACTGGCTACGGGGAATCATATGGACCATTACAAGGAAGCCGCTATCGCCGCGGCCAAAGCCTCGCCCGCGTGGTTCGGGGTCTATATCACGCACGCTGCCGAAAACCTGACGATATCCGGCCTCGCGGCGTTTGCCGCGACGGTTTACAGCATCGTCCAGACCTATATCTCGATCCAAAGATACCGGAGGGGAAAGTGAGCGCCTTCGATGAAGCATTCACGGCATTGATCGGAAACGAGGGCGGCTATTCATTCAATCCTGCAGATCCGGGCGGAGAAACGATGTGGGGCGTTACCGAGCGCGTCGCGCGCGCCTATGGCTATACGGGCGCCATGAAGGATATGCCGCGCGACACTGCCAAGGCGATCGCGAAGAAATTCTATTGGGATCCGCTGCACCTCGACGAATTCGATCCGCGCGTCGCGTTTCAGGTGTTCGACGCAGCCTATAACGGTGGTCGCCCCGCGCAATGGCTTCAGCAGGCGGCCGGCGTGACTGCGGACGGTGTTATCGGTGCGATCACGATTGCCGCCGTGCGTGCGGCCGATCCGATGAAACTCATCATGCGTTTCTCTGCGTACCGACTTCAGTATCTCGGCAACCTCGGCACGTGGCCCACGTTCGGCCATGGCTGGGCTAACCGCATCGCTAACAACCTGATTCGAGGTGCGTCATGAGCGCATGGGATTCAGCATTGAACGTCGTCAAGACACTGGCGCCGACTATCGCGACTGCGTTAGGGGGGCCGCTCGCCGGCGGCGCTGTGATGGCACTCGAAAGCGTGTTCGGCATTACGCCAAAGCCAGATGCATCGACTGACGACCGGCAGGCAACTATCGCGGCAGCGATCAGTGGCGCGACGCCCGAGCAACTCGCAGCCATGAGGAAGGCAGATCAGGACTACGCGCTCGCGATGGCACAGGCCGGTTTCAAGAACACCGAGACACTCGCAGGCCTCGCCGTTCAGGATCGCGCCAGCGCCCGCGCCATGCAGATCAGCACCAAGAGCATCACAGCGCCGTTTCTGGCGGTCTTCGTGACGCTCGGCTTCTTCGGTTGCCTCGGTCTGATGATGTTTTATCCGATCCAGAAGGAGGCGCACGACGCGCTAATGCTGATGCTTGGCGCGCTCGGCGCATCGTGGTCGGCCGTCGTCGCCTACTACTTCGGCAGTAGCCAATCGAGCGACAGGAAAACCGAGCTGCTTGCTCAATCAACTCCGGGGGCACCCCAATGAACCTGATTCTTCGCTATCTCATGAACTGGCTGATCCTGCTTGATCAGGCTCTCAACACGCTGGCTGCCGGCAGTCCGAACGAAACGATCAGCGAACGCGCCGCAAAGGCTCGCAATGCTGGGCGCAAGTGGGGATGCGTTCTCTGCGCGGCGCTCAATTGGGTCAATCGTGGCCACTGCGACACGGCTCTTAAATCCACCATCGGCGATGACGCCGTGATTCCTGACGGGAAATAAACCATGAAGCGACTTTTAACCCTCATCGCACTGACGTGCGCCGCGGCTACCTCTTTCGGCGCAACGCTGAACCCTGTGCAACTTCTCAATCCAGCCGGCTCGACAGCCGGTCAGGCCATCGTTTCTACCGGGGCGTCCAGCGCGCCGGCGTGGGGCAATGTAACGGCTACAGCGCTGGCCGCCCAAGCTGCGAATACGGTGGTTGCGAACATCACCGCATCAAGCGCTTCGCCGACTGCCGTTGCGATGCCAACATGCAACACCAGCACGAGCGCGCTCCAGTACACGCCAGTCACCGGATGGACGTGTTACGCGAACTCCGCGTCGCTGACGGGTGCCACCTTTACAGGCCCTGTCACAGCAACAACGCTGACGACCACAGGAAGCATACTAGGAGGGGGCGCGGGTTATACGATCGGGACGGTAACCGGAACGTCGAACGGCGGCGCAATTTCCCTGTTTGACTCGACGCATGGCAACACCGTTAATGTGCTCAACAATGGCGCGATCGTGAGCCAGTTCACGTCTACCGGGCTCACCGTTACCGGAGCCATCACGCCGTCATATCCGGCTGGTGTGGTGGGGAACAAAACAGGTGCGAACGTCACAGCGGGGAGTGTCGGCGAATATATCTGCGCACAGGTCACCAATGGTGGATCACCGACTGGATGTGCATCCAACGTTTCTACGCCAATTTCACTAACCAGCGGAACGACGATCAATATCGCAAGTATCTCTCTTACTGCTGGCGACTGGGATGTCTCCGCCCATGTCGCCTATATTCTTGGCGGTACGACAACGGTTAGTTTTATCGGCGGAAGCATCAGCACCACTAGCGCGACCAACGATTACACGAAAGGATTTCTGGGATCTTTCCCGGGCGGATCAACGACCACGACCGTAGCGACCGGCATCGCGCCTGTCAGAATAAACGTGTCATCTCCGACCACTGTCTATCTTGTGACGGTCGCCGTTTTCGGCACCAGTACCATGGCGGTCGTCGGCGACATTTCGGCGCGGCGCCGATAGAGGGCTCTATACCGGCGCGTTCGGCACGAGCGAAATAAATGCAAAGCCGGCTACCGCAGCGGCTATCAGCACAACTGCTGTCAGAACGCGCCAGATCCTGTCGTCTCGCATACTCTTCTCACAGGTAGTATTTCCAGATCAGCGTCGATACGGTCATCGATGCCGAGAACACGACGAATGCTCCGCATAAAACTGCGGCAGCGATTGAGCGTCGTTCGCTAACCGTTGCGCTGCTCAGGGCATAGGCCGCGAGGATCGCCGGCGCGGTGAAATACCGCCCCTGAACGCCAATCACAAACTGCGCGTGCAAATCCGTCCACGTCACGAGCAACGCGACGAGCGTTAGCCCGACTGCCGACGCGGCAACGAGAAGCGGCACCGAGCGCGCTACTGCTCCTACCCGCCGGGATAGGGACAGCGCCAACGCAGCGATCAGGCCAGCCGCAGCGATAACATAGGTTGCCGGCTGCATTGGACGATCCAGCCAGCCGAGCACGCCGACGAACTGACACCAGTAAGCCTTTAGAATAGCCGGGTTCGATAGCGTTCGCCAAAGGACTTTAGCCAGTTCGACCGGATGGTGCAGATAAAAATAGACGGCCTGACCGGTCGTAATCGAGCGAGTCCAGCGCAGATCAACGGTGTGCGATGCGCCATACATCACCCACCCCACAGCGAGCAACGCTGCGATGACCGATCCCACCAGCGCGCGGCGGTCTTTGCGGATGAAGAAAACCACTGGCGCCAGAATCAGGACCACGATAAGTTGCGGCCGGCTCGTGGCAATCATGAACGGTGCGATGATCAGCAGCACGGACCACAGAAGCGGGAACGGCTGCTCTCGCTCCAGGCCGCGGCGGAACAGGCTCGCAGCCAGCACGGTCCATGCGAACGACATGCCGTCCGCTGAGGCGCTCGATAACTGGAACATCGTCATCGGCAGCGCGAGCAGGCAGATCACCATGGCGTTCGGAGGGAATATCGTGAACGCATAGGCGATGATCGCAGCGACGGTAACCAGTGTAGCGGCGCGCGCCAGCCGGTAAGATGCCCCGACACCGAGTTTCATCGACTCGCCGATCCTGAGCCCGATAGCCTGCGGGAGATAGCCGAGTGGGAAATAGGGCGCCGCGCCAGCCATATCCACGTAGCTTTCCTTGCCACTCCATCGAATTGCTGCACCGGCATGGGCAATCTGGGCATCGAAGCGCGCCTTAGGCTTGATCGACAGGGCCTGGAAATTCAGTACCTGATACTGCTGTAACGCGTCATCAAAATAGCCGCCAGTGGATTTTCCCGGCTCGGTGACGGTAGGCGACAGGACCGACAGCAGGTATGCGCGCTTGATGTGGTCGTTTTCATCCGGCGACTGCATCGGCGGGATCAGGGCGGAAAAGATGCTGCCGAGGATGATGATCGTGAAAAAGGTCAGTGCGGCGGGGGACAATCGCTTCATGCTGCTCTCGTAATATGATTTTGCCGGGATGATATCAGCGTTGACGGCCTAGGTCTCAGGACAGCGTCTAGAATGCCCGCATGGACGACGATGCTGAAAACGCCACCGAATACATGCGAGAGCGGGCCGCGATCATGGAGATTGACGGCGGCCTCAGACGGTACGAAGCCGAGTTCTACGCTGTCGTGGCGACCTGGCGATTCTGTCAGCGTACTGGGGTGAAGGAGCCGACCGCGCTGAACTACCGGTACCACAGCCGCCAGTTCACAGGCGACGAGGCGAGGGAGCCGGGCGAGAAGAACAATGCTTGACGATCCCTGTTCTGGCTACCCAATAAAGACGCATACACTGCTATGAGGCCCGTAAAATAAAGAGGTTCAAGTCCGGTCCCCGGCACCACGACCGTTTCCTGTCCATTCCACTTTATACAGAAAATCAAGGAAATCAAGGGTCTTGTGCGCAGGTGTATTTCCGCTGTTTGCCTATTTGAATGGATCTTTATACACTGGCGGCCCCAACGCAGCCCCAGGCGAGGCCCCACAGTGGCATCAATCACCCCATGCAAAGCCGGATATCGAGCTCAGATCAAGATCGGTTCCGTACGCGATTCGGGGACGTTCCGCACCCAACGAGAGGCCAAGGCTTGGGCTGCGGCGCGCGAGTCGGAGATACGCGCTCAGAAGGATATGGAGCCCGGGGAACTGCATACTGTGTCCGACGCTTTCAAGCGATACATACGAGATGTGTCGAGCACCAAACAGGGCGAACAGAAAGAGGCTTTGAGACTGCAGGCATTCGAACGCGACTTCCCGCATCTGGCCTCCCTCAAGTTGGCGGAATTCAAGACGCCTCAACTGGCCGAGTGGCGCGATGCCAGGCTAAAGAAGGTAAAACCGGGCTCAGTGGTCCGCGACATCAACCTGATCCGCAATGTGTTCTACACCGCGCGCGATGAATGGCACTGGCTGACGCATAACCCGTTCGCTGGCTTCAAGATTCCGCAGGAAGGGGCGCCGCGAGACCGCCGCGTCGATCCTTGGAAAGAGGTCAGGCCCATCTGCAGGGCGCTCGGGTATCGGACGGGGCATGCACCTGTGACGAAGAGCCAGGAGGTTGCCCTGGCGTTTCTGTTGGCTCTCAGAACGGCCATGCGTGCTGGCGAGTTGCTGCAGCTAGGAAAGGACAACTGCGACCTGAAAAAGCGCGTTGCGACGGTCAGGCACAAGATGCAGCATGTGACCGGTCGACCGCGGCTGATCCCGATGACACGCCATGCGGTACGGCTGCTGGCGCCTGTTTCAGATCGGGACCGATTCTTTACGGTCGATTCCGGGACTCTGGAGACGCTGTTCCGGCGGGCAAAGCTGAGACTGAAGATTGATGGCCTGCATTTTCACGATAGCCGGGCCGAAGCTTTGACTCGGCTTGCGCGAAAGGTGGACGTGCTGACGCTTTCGAAAATCAGCGGTCACACCGATCTGCGCATGCTCAGTTCGGTTTATTACAGAGAGTCGGCTGAGGACATTGCGGCGCGCATCTAGTGAGGCCGCAGCGCGGCGTCGATCTGCTCGATCGGGATCAGCCCGCAGCGATTGAGCTTCAGCGTGCCAGCCTTGATCATGTTGTGGATCGTGCGCGCGCTAACCCCCAGCATGTCGGCTGCCTGCTTCTGGTTGACGTGCGGCGGCCTGGGGTGACGCTCGGCATATCGTTGGATTGCCCGCTCCAACAGTTCGATTTCGCTCATGCTGCTCTCCGCTCATATTCTCCAAACAGCGCCGCGACCAGTGGGTCACGAAACGCCGGCCGTGCCAGTTCTTTCCTGATCCGCTCGCGCCGTTCAGCGTCTGCTTTTTCCAACTTCGTCTTGGCGTGCCGCGCCTTGTATGCGCGGTTCTTAGCTCGCCGTTCCTCGGCGGTCTGATTAGGCGGCTTGGGCGCATCGGTGCCGGGCCCAAAAATGAACCGAGCAACATACCGATAGCTCCGACCCTCCAGCTTCCATCCCTTGATGTGCACATTGCCGCCAGTCTGCAGCACGTCTAGCACGTCCCTGACGCATGGCTGGGATATGCCTGAAGCGACGGATATCTCCGGGATGGTCATTGCGCGCCGTTTTATTACGGCGCTGACGTGGGCGATGTTTTCTGCGCGGGGTTTGCTCATTGCTGCTCTCCCGCTTTCTGAGACAGGGCGGTCGGCGGTGCTGGTAGTGGCTGCCAGTGGGTGACGTGTGAAAGCGTAGACGGGCCGCTCCACCATCCTTGCCGATACGCCCCAACGATCATTTCAGGGTGCGGCATAAGCATCGAATGACGCGTTGCGATCAGCAGAACTTCGGTCCCATCCTTCGGCGCCGTGTCGATCGGCTGCCACGCATCCCGCCCGCCTCCATTCTCAAGAGCGGCGGTGGGAGCGGTGCCGATAAGTCGGCTGATCGCCTTGATGCAGTCATCGACAGCCGCGGTATAGGCGATGTCATCGGCTGTTGCGGCTGGCTCCTCCAGATGCTCGCGCTTGCAGGCAAGCATCGCTTCTTGCAGCCCTTGGCCCCGCCCGGCGCGGAAATATTGCGACGCAGGTTTCCCGTTTGTCGTCACTGCCGGCACCGCCTCTTTCCCTGCTGCCGCGAGTAGAGCGTCGCGCTCGGACTCAAGGGCGGTGAGGCGGGCACCCTGGTGCTCGATGAGGTTTGCGGCATCGATCATCGGCTGAGAGCTTTGAAGATCGTCGCCGGCTTCCCATACCGCCACGTCGCGCCGGATTCGCTTAATCAGGTCTTCAACCATTATTTGTCTCCTTGGCGAGGGCGTCAGCGTCCTCTCGGTATTTGAGCCAGAGCGCGTCGCCAGTGCCGAGGCAATATCCGCAACTAGCACGAGGCAAGTGAGTTCGGTCGTCGCATCGATCCCCGTTGCAGCAGTGGTCGCATCTGTCGCCGCCCCAAGTCCGCCAGCCCTGAAGCGGTTTCCGGTCGTCGCTCACGATTTCCCCCCGCTCACAGGTTGCACGGCGAGAAGGGCGCGCTCTGCCTGTGCATACATGCGTTCGAGAGTCTTGATTTCATGCTTCCAGTACGCCATGTCGTCTGCGTTCTCGGTGACGGTTGCTTCGTTCAGTTGGAACGCAAGGCCCGCGTACAGAGCGCGATAGTGGCTCACGACATCGGCAAGGCATTCGCGCGCATCATCAGTCAGCGCCACCTGTGTCTGTGCTGGTTGCGCGCGAGCCGTCTCCCATGCCTCTTGCCACACGGGCCAAAGGTCATCCCGGTTGCTCATATCGGCATTCGGAGACTTTTCGAATGCGGCCCATGCCCCGTCTGACTCATCGGCAAGAATTTGCGCCACCGGCTCCGCTGCCACCTTTTCGGCGGTGAGTGCGGCGCGGACGGCATCCCATGCTAGACGGCATGCGTCTTCCGTCCATACCTTGCCAATAGCGACGCACCCATATTTCTTCCACCACGCCTCAAACGCTTCCCGCTCCCCAATCGCCCCATTGGCGGCCAGTTGAGCCTCCAATTCTTGGACCCGTCTTTCAAGCTGCGCCGTGTAGCCACGCGACTGTCCAGCAGGCTTCCCGGTTGCCCCATTTGCGGCGTCCTCACCGCTCGGCGAAGTGTGATTTGTGCTCATAGCGTCCTCACGAAACTTGCATCGAAATCGACTTCCGTCCAACCGCTGCATTGACGGTCCTGATACTGCTCACCGCGCGGCGTCCCGTCGTCGTCGCCTGCCTCGACGCCCATGATTCGCTTGCAGTGGCCGCACTTGATGATCCATTCACCGTCCGTGTCCCGGCTGAACCGGCGCGCGATCTTGATCTCGTCTGATGTCGTGGTCATTTGCTGTCCTTGGCGCGGGCTTTGAGTTCGCGGCTGGCCGAATCGTGAGCGCGCAGGTATTCGTTTATGCGGCCATCGTCCGGCAGCTTGTCGTTGAGTTTTTTCCACAGGTCTTCGAGTCGCTGGCGATTCGTCTTCCCGAAGCTGTCCGTATAGTCATCTAGCAGGCGAGCCGCCTGACGCGTGCGCACGTCCTTCCGGTCGAATTCGGTTGTAATGTTCAACAGCCACCGAAGTGCATCGATACCGCTGAATACCGAAAACGCCAGATCGGAAGCGGCATCCGTCACCGCCTCGTCTGCTTGCTCGCTGGCGCGCGAATCCGTCAGGGTGCGCAACCGAAGCCAGTCATTGCGTAGCAGGCCAATATCGAAGCGCCAGACGAGCGCCATCTGATCCGGTACAGGCAACGGCTGCTGCACGCAATACGCTTCCGTCAGGCGTTTCACTGAAGCATCTATGCTCCTATCTCCGAAGCGCATCGGGTCTTCCGCTTCGGGCCGAGTAAAGGTGGCTTGCGGAGCGTCTGCTTGCTCGGCGTCACCGCACGATTGCGCGGGAGCGGTGGGGGCAGATAGCGCCTCTACGGCCACAGGGCAATCCAAGTCGTGCAGCGGCCAGTTGCTATTGCAGCCAAGGCACACCTTCAGTTCGTCTGAATTCTCGGCAGGCCTGCTTGCAAGGAGGTCGCGGGCGAAGTCGCGGCACCACTGAGTTCCAAACACTCGGCCTGCATGCTTTGCAAACGTCTGCTCTGCTATCGCGTCGATCTGCTCGTTGGTGATTTGCATAGCCTCTCCGGCGATCTTGGTAGTGGTGGTATTCATGTCGGGTTCCTTGCGGGTGGGTCAGGCGGCGAACTACCGAAAAAAGGGGCGCTAGTTACGAGCCGCCCTAAGCACGCCGCGCTGTCTGCGCGGTTCGGGGGTTACTGGATGCTTATTTACGCTGCAAGCGAACGCTGCTTCTCGCTCGGCGGCTTAAGACTTAATTCCGTTTCGAGCTGGAGCATGTGATCGATTCGGCCCTGCTGATGCGCGTTCGGATGGCACAACGCCTTGAACGTCGTAATCACGTTGCCGCCGTCCTTGCAGTCAAACTGGAAATCGCTCAAGCCGACGCCGTCTAGCACGATGTCATCACGCCCGCTCGCGCCGACGTGCAGATACAGTTCGTATCCGGCGCCTTCCCAATCGTGCTTCAGCGGCATGCCGAGCCTGGGGAACTTCAGCCGCGTCAGGCCGAGCATGTCGTCTTCGACGCCTTCGAGATTCGGCTGTTTCGGATCGTCGTCGCGCTCGTAGAGAGCGTGGCGCAACTGCGACTCGAACTCGCTGAGAATCCAGTTGTTCGTCTTCATCTCGAACTTGATGCTGCAGCCGTGCTTGCGTTCTTTCCCGCACAGTTCGGATACGACCGTAACGGCGATAATTTTTGTCTTTGCCTGGAAGAGGGTGAACATGGTTTCTCCGGGGTGAGGAAGGGTTATGCGCCTAGCAGGATTTCGCGACGGTCGTCGTAGGCCTGCTGCAACTTCACGAGCTCGGCCTGCGGAAGATCGCGCCCGCTGTCGAGCACCATCGACAGCGTGTCGACGTCATCGGCCTTCTGCATCTGCGCGAGCAGGTCGCCGTAAGCCGGGACAATCGCATCCGCCTGTTGCTGGCGCTGATCCGTGATTTCGCCGGTGGACTGGTCGACGGAATCGCTGTAGTCGTCATCCGTTTCGCTCGGCGTGATGTAGTCGCCGTCGAGCACCGTGTCGAGCGCTTGCGAGCGGCCGGATGCGCTTACGTCATCGAGTACCGCAGCAGATGCCAGTTCGATACTCACCGGCAGATACTTGAACAGGCGGCGAAGCACGGTCTTGCGGCCCATTTCTTCATAATGCTGACCCCAGACGGTCTTCGATTTGTCACGCGCGAATTTGTAGTTCTGGCTCGCGTCGCGGATTTCGTTCACGTCTTCAGCGCTCATGACATCGAACGCATGGCCGCCGCCGACTAGCTTCGCAACGGCATAGAACTCGGTCACTGGCCCGCGATTCGAACGCGCCGGCCGATGCTCAAGCTTTTCGTCGAGGCCGAACGCATAATCGAAATGATCGTTGGCGTGCACAGCGTGCGCCGAAATGCTGATCACCTGGCCCGAGCGGCGCGCGAGGTCGATCAGACCTTTGTAACCGATGACGATCTGCGTTTCGACCTTATCGGTCACCCACTGATTGCCGTCCTTGCGCTTCTTCTCGAAAGGGATCAGGTATGCATGCCCGAGCGGAGTATTCGGCTCAAGGCCCAGCTGTGAGCACTGGACGACGGCGCCCATCAGTGACTCAACGGTGCACTCCATCAACTTCGGCGTCGTGCGCAGCGCGCCGAGCGCGATCTTGAGCATGCGATCCGGGCTGACGTGCTTCGGTAATACCGCGGCAAGCGTTGCTTTCTGCGATTCGAAGAACGTCTTGACGGTGCCGATTCCGGCTTCGCGCGCGACCATCTTCGATGCTTGCTTCAGGTTCGCGAGGTTGGTTGTTTGTTGTGCCACGGTCATTCCTCAGTGATAAGCGCCCAAGAGGGCAAGCGGATAATGTCGATGCCCGTCGAATACCCAGGCCACGTGTTGGTGCGTTCGCACTCGGCATACGTGCGCAGGTTCTTGCGGTACTTCTGGCGGCCGGCTTCAAGGCTCTCGTCGTCGAGCATGAAAGCGTTGGCGGCGTAGGGGTATTCGGTTTCCACAGCGACGAATACGAAGCCGAGCACGCGCCGGCCGCTCGCAGCTGAATATCCGTCGCTGTAGAACGCTGCTTGCTTGTCGTAAAACTTGCGCGCAACCTGCTTCCGGAACTCATGCGGGCTCGCGCTGCTGTACGTCTTCAGGTCAAGCAGGATCACACCCGCGTCGCCGCAGTCGTTCACCCAGTCAGGCCGGCAGCGGCACTTGACGCCCGTTTCTTCGTCAGTCCAGAAAGCCGACACTTCAGCCTTTCCGTTAGCCAGCGCTTCGCCGATCTCCGGCAGCGCGCGCACCGATACCGCCTGGCGAATTGCCGCCTCGTACTGATCGTTCTGGATCGCCACGCGGTTCGGATTCGCTTCGACGAACTCTTTCCAGACCTTCGTATTGCGGTTGACGCTCGGCCCGATGACGTAGCGCGACTCGAATTCATCCGGCTCCAGCACGGCGCAGTGCGCCAATGCGCCTTCCAACTGCCCCGCCTTCGTCACTGGCTCAGGTCGGTTCGATGCTCTATGACGAGCAAAAAATATCTGCGGCGAAAGATCCAGTGTGTCCAGTTGAGATTTGGACACTTGCGGCATGCGGTGATACGCCTCAATGTCCAGTCCGAACTCAAGAGCGTTCATGTGTCGCTCCATGATTTGAGAACTCCCCATGCAACATGTCGGACGCAAGGCACCAGAACTCGTGCGCCAGATTCGCTGATTCGAAGTACCCAAGGTGACGAGATTGGCCGGCGTGCTTGATTTGTGCGCGCCATTTCCGTTTTTCAGCAATCCAGATCACGCCTTTCAGGCCGCTTCGGCTATCCCGCCTGACTCGGCGGTTCGCATTGTTTTGTGCATCGGTTGCGAGGCGAAGATTTCCCCAACGGTTGTCGTCTTTCTTCTCGTTGTCGTGGTCAACGTGACGGTGAGGCCACTTCCCAGTCATGTAGAGCCACGCCAATCGATGCGCTTTGCGAGTCCTGTTCATCACCGTTATCTGCCAGTACCCGTGTGCATCAGGACAGCCAGCAATCTCGCCAGCTTTAACATTGCTCCGATCGTTCTTCCACGTGAATAATCCGGTGACCGGGTCGTAGTCCAGAAGGCTGCGCAAGATATGTGCATCAAGTCCGTATTCGGTGTGGATCACATCAAACTCCGTTGAGCCGCAAGAATCACGAACGCGGCGAGCGTCCCGAGAATCACGGCGAGGACAGGGCGTGCGTCGAGGTAGGCTGAGAAGCGGCGGATCATTGCGAGCTCCGGTTCTCGCGGATGCGAATCTTCGCCATGACAGGCAAATGTCCCGCGTCGCTGTTGCATTTGCGATGCGCTAACACAAGGTTGCTCAGGTGATTCGGGCCGCCATGCGCGATCGGCACCAGATGCTCTAGGCTGCGATCTTCTTCGCTGGTATCACCGCCGCAATAGAAGCAGCCTGCGCCGTCGCGCTTGAGCAGAGCGTTGAACAGCGGCAACGTCTTCTCTCGACCTGTTTGGCGCTTCTTGGGCGCCGGTGCGCCCCGCCATGCACCATTCTTTTCGAACGCGGCCCACGCTTTATCGGATTCGCCGGTCGGAGTGATACCGCCTTTGGCATTGCAGTAGACGACCGAAGTCCCGCGCGACGTCTTGAACCGCAGCACTTCCCACTCGTTAGTGGGCTGCAATATCTGCGCGCCGCGCTCGGTCAGGAACGTTTCGAACTTCGCGCGGCGGCTAGTGAAATGAGCGAGGCTTTTCACCGCACACCACCAACCGTCGGGCAATGGTGGAAGTGCTTCGCGATGTAGCTCGGCACGAACAGCGCGCCGATCCGCACCCGCGGCTCCACGCCGCGACGAACCAGAGCAGCCTTTGCAGCCTCCTGACGGCGCTTTGTGCGCTCGCACAGCATTTCGTACTTCAGATCAAGAACTCGGTCTTTCAGCATGTCGGTCTCCCCATCAGGAGCAGCAGAACAATCGTCACGACGCCCATCGCAGCCAGGCCAGCGACGAACCCATAACCCATGTCGATCGCGCGATAGTCGGACTCGGTCAGTTGACGCACCGGCTCGCGCTGGATGCCCACCACGCGGCGCAGAATGCGGCCGGCGAGGCGGTGAAGGAGGTAGTTCATCCCTGTCCTCCAACCGCGCAGATGGCCCAGCACGCGAACCATAGGACCGCGACCACGATTCCGAAGGCGATCATGTCAGTGCTCCCAAGCAGAAGCTTCTGCGTCGATCCGATCCATCCAGTCTTGCGCCATGACTTCTGAGTCGAACTCGACGAACGCGCGAACCATTCCGCGCAGGATCGGCGCGAGCAGTTCTGGCTGGCTGCCGAGGATGTGTGCGCGAAGCAGTCTTGCCGTGTCATCGCCTACGCGATGCATTGCTGCAGTGATGTCGTCAAGGGACATCTCAGCCATGCGCTTAACAACCAGCTCTTCCGTGCGGGCCGCAATCAGCTCATCGCGCGTCTCTTCGGCGTCAATCGCGTCGTCGAGCTTCGCCTTGGCACGGCTTGTCTCGTACTCGGCCATGGCCATAACCTGCTTGCTATCGATCATGTTCATGGCTCAGCCCCAGCAGATGTCGTCGTAGAAAATCGTCGTGAAGTAGCAGTGCACCAGGTGACCGTTGCGGCACCGGTAGTCAGAGCTGTGCAGAACGCCGTGGCGCAGATTTACGTAGCTGTGGGTTTGCATCTGGTCACCTCATGTGTGGTGTTGCTGTGAGGTGAATCTTAGGCCGACCTAAAGAACAGGTCAAGAATTATTTTAGGTCGGCCTTAAATCGCAGACGAAGAAAAGCCCGCGCAAGGCGGGCCTTCGATGATTACTGGTTCAGCGCGACTTCCCGTGTCAGCTCCGCCAGCATCTCGACGCATTGAACTAGTCGTCGCAAAGCTGGCGCTTCGTCCCGTCGTGGTTTCTCTCTGGTGTTTTGACGCTGCACCTTAAGCGCCCGACCAACTTCTATCGGGATCACGACTGCTTCACACTCGGTCTTATTGCCCACATATGCCCCCGTTTCTCCTTGAGTAGGGATTACACATTCCGCTGTGGTTAGCCAAATGTGTCGGTCAATAGTGGGTCTTTCGGAAACGTTTACTAATGAGGGTAAACACCAGTTTTTAACAATTAACCGGCCTTCCTTACTTCGCTAGCATCCTTGCGCAGCAAGCGATTGATGAAATAGAGGGCATCTTCTCGTTCAGTTCCACCACTCCTGTCAATTTCCTCCAGCGCAGCAATTACCGAAAGCATTTCGTTAGAAAGCGATGACTTCGACGGGGGCCGCATTGGCCCTTCCTTGAACATCACCCACTCGGGTCGCACGTTCAACAGCTGGCACACGCGCAGCAGGTTTTCCCCGGTGATGTTCTTGGCTGGCTGAATGGTTCCAGCGCCTATCCAAGCCGATACGGAGGGCGCCTTGAGGCCCATGGCCTGGGCGAGCTGATGAGCGTTGTATTCGCTTTCCTTGAGGGCTGCAGCGAGCCGAGAGTTCCAAGTGTCCATTAGTTAAGCCTAAACGAGTTTTTTTTAGGTGTGGCTTGCAATAGCGTTTAGGCCGGCCTAAAATGAAGCCGGCGTAACCAACAGAGGCATTGCAATGGACAAATTCGCAAATACCGTCATCGACCGATTGGGCGGAACGACTGCTGTCGCAAAGATCTGCGAGTGCAAGCCGCCTTCGGTCCATCAATGGCGCACGGACGGAATCCCGAAGCCGCGCCTTCAGTTTCTTCGCGTTGCCTATCCGAAGGCTTTTGAAGGCCTCGATCAAGCGAAGACTGAACAGCCAGCCGCAGCCTGAATCCCCGCAGGCCGCGACTGTGGAACTAATTACAACCTTTAGTTGCGCACTGCACAACGTTCAACAGGACCACACGTGAACATCACCGACGCAGCCTACGCAGTTGCGCACGACTATCCGGGAGGCACCGAGTCGCTGGCGCCGCGGCTCGGAATGTCCGGCGCAGTTCTGCGCAACAAGGTCAACCCGAACAACACCACGCACCATCTGACGCTTGCTGAAGCGCTGCGCATGTCGGAGATAACCGGCGACCGCCGCATTGCTGAAGCCTTCGCGCGCGAACTCGGGCTCGTCTGCATGGAAGTGCCGGCCGCCGAAAACTGCGCCGACGGCGAGGTCATCGAAATGATGTCCGAGTCGATGAAGACCTTCGGCGACATAGGCGCGGCAATCACGGACACGTTTGCAGATGGCCGCGTTGATTCCCACGAAGCCCGCCGCGTGCGCGACGTCATCTGGAAGCACCTGGGCAAGCTGTTCGGTTTATCGAATCGCATCGACGGCATGGCGGAGAAATAGGCCATGAACTTCTACAAGCGCCACATCGGCGACTACCTGAAGGACACAGCGCACCTGTCGCTGCTCGAGCACGGCGTATACACGCGCCTTCTCGATGTCTATTACACGCGTGAGTCTGGCATCCCTGACGCGCAGGCAGCACGCCTGATCGGAGCCCGTAACAAGGACGAATGCGCAGCGCTGAAGGTGGTGCTTGGCGAATTTTTCGAGCTTTACGAAGGTGTGTGGGTACAGCACCGCTGCGAACGTGAAATCGAAGACGCATCCGCACAAGCGAAGGCAAACCGGGAGAACGGGAAAAAGGGTGGTCGCCCTAAGAAAAATGAAAACCCGAACGAAACCGAAGTTGAAACCGAATCAAAACCGAACGGAAACCCATTGGGTTCTGATTCGCTAAGCGAAAAAAACCTTAGCCAGACTCCAGACTCCAGACTCCATAAAAACACTACGCGCGTACCGCGCTTCGATGCGCAAGCGCATCTTGAATCGATGGGTGTCGAGTCGGTTGTTGCTCGAGACTGGCTTGCGCTCCGGAAGGGCAAGCGGCTTACCCCGACTGAGACTGCATTCGACGGTGTAAAGGCTGAGGCAGACAAGGCCGGCCTCGACATGAATGACGTCATCCGTACCTGTTGCACGCGCGGTTGGGCCGGTTTCAAAGCTGAGTGGCTCGAGCGTCCGGTAGGTCGTATGAACGGCCACTCCGACAACAATCCGTTCGCATGACGCCATGACTCCGATCCCCCGCAACTGCGAGCAGCTCATTGCCATGCGTAAAGCCAAGAGCGTTCCTGCGCTTCCGGTGCTGATCTCACTTGTCGGGCCGCTGGAGTTCACGAATCTCACGCTGCTGGCAAATGCGGGCACGCGGTACGAATGGCGCGCGGTATCGGCTTTGGATCTCGAAGTGTTTGCTTCGGTTGCAACACCCTTTCGCCAACTGATTGAGGTCCTGGTGGACGTCGCTGCCGCGGTGCCCAAGCGCCTGATCCTGACGTTTATCGAAGGACCGCGTATCGACTGCGGAGAAATGCGCACCATCACCGATTTCGCATTGTTCGACTGGTTTCCGATGGTCGTCATGCCGGTGCGTGCTGCACCTGAACGCCACATCAAGGCCTGGAACGACGGGAAAGCGCTCGAGCGGAAATTATGGGCCGAACTCGGGAAAAGCATTCCCATTCCCTACGACAACGCAATGGATCTGGTTGTCCAGATCGCAAAGGAGAATCAGCAATGCGGGTGATCCCAGACAACATCAACTGGGCCGAATACGCCAAGGATGAGAACGACGGCCGCGCCGATGTGCGCAAGGCCTCCGAGTTCTTCGACAAGGTGAAGGCCGCATTCCACGGAGGCGAGGAATCCGTGACTGGGCTTACGACGCCGTGGCCAAGCGTTGGCGATGACATCAGGTTCCGACCCGGCGAAGTAACGCTGTGGGCCGGCGTGAATGGACATGGGAAGTCCGGCGTGCTCGGTCAGGTGGTGCTCGGATTTATGGCTCAAGGCGATCGCGTATGCGTTGCTTCGATGGAAATGCCGGCGGACAAAACGCTGAAGCGGATGTCAAGTCAAGCAGCCGGGCATGCTCGACCGGGAATGCAATACCTCGACTCGTTTGCAGTGTGGACCGATGACCGCCTGTGGATCTACAACCACATTGGCACGGTGCAGCGCGATCGAATGATGTCTGTATCCCGCTATTGCAACCAGGAATTGAAGGTCGGTCACATAGTGATCGACAGCCTCATGAAGTGCGGCATCGCGCCAGACGATTATGCCGGCCAGAAGGCCTTCGTAGATTCGCTGTGCTCGCTCGCTCGAGATACTGGTCTGCACATTCACCTGGTGCACCACATCCGCAAAGGCGAGAAGGAAACCAACGCACCCGACAAGTTCGATATCAAGGGTGCCGGGGAAATCACCGATCTGGTGGACAACGTTCTGATCGTGCACCGCAACAAGCGAAAGGAAGAAGCGTTGGCCGCCGATCTGAAGCCGGGCGAGCGCGAGAAGTTCGAAGCCCAATCCGACACGCTGCTGATCTGCGCGAAACAGCGTCATCACACTTGGGAAGGGAAGGTGAAGCTATGGTTCGACAGGGGAAGCCTGCAATTCACGGATCAGCGCGATTCATTGCTGCATCTCGATCTCGAGAAAAATCAGTGGAGAGCGGTATGGAGCCGTTGACCGCCACCACTACGCCCGCGCGCGAGGTTTCCGCAGGCCCTAAGGAGCAAGCATGCTGATCGGCATTGACCCTGGCATCAAGGGCGCCTTGGCGTTCTTCTACGACGACGGCCGGCAGGCTGTGCTCGATGTTCCCGTCCGAAAAAAGCAAGACGGAAGCAACGAGGTCGATCCTCGCGTGTTGCAGCAGATGCTGCGCAACTACGTGCCAGCCGACGAGAAAGGTCTGGTGGTCATGGAAAGCTCGCACGCGTTCATGGGCAGCGGCAAGCGCGTCGGTTCCATGGCGTCGCAGGCATCGCTCGCGGCCACCAAGGCGGTGATTGCAGCCGTATGCGAGCTAACGGGGCTCGACATTGCCTACGTCACGCCGCGGGAGTGGCAAGGCCTGTTTGGCATCCGCAAGACCGAGCGCGAGGACACGAAGGACCAGAGCCTGCGCATTGCGCGTGAGCTTTATCCGCATCTGAAGCTGACCAAGACCAGCGGCCGGGCTGATGCGCTGCTGATCGGGCGCTATGGGCAGAGGCACTTCGTATGAAAGCCGAAATTAATGCGCGGGGCGTTCTCTCCATCATCCCGGAGACGCCTCTTGAGGCCTTTGCCTTGCACGCGTGGGGAAAAGCCAACATAGGCATGTACATGATGCATCCCGGCGAGATTAAGACCTTCGAGGTCAGCAACTTGGTCCTCGAATTTAAGGGTGATGACCTTTTCCCAGGGTTCGTATGATGGCCTCAATCCTCCAGCTCGCCGGCATGCTCCCCCGCGACCCTCAGTTCCGCGAATGGGCCGCCTTGCACGCCGAGGTCGAGCCGCTCACGGTCGACGAAGCAGCGGAGTTCATCCGCGTCGTCTGCCAGATCACATCGCGCCGCGCGCTTGCGACCGACAAGGCCGCAGAGGCGCGGTTTCATCAGTTACTGCGCCGGCCGTTTGTGGCTTGGCGGGAACAGCAGATGGAGGCGGCCTAATGCCACTGCCAACATTCAAACCCATGAACGGGCGCCCAGATCGCCTGCGCCTGAACTGCGAGACACCCGAAGCGCAGTCGGTCAGCGGCACGCGCGGTGGCCTGAAGAAGCTCGACGCGAACCAGATCGAGGCGATATGGGATGAAGTGCAGCTTCACACGCGGATGACATTTCGATGGACGCCAGCCAAGGCGGATTGAACGGGGATTGACATGGATCGAATCGACGAACTGCTGTTGGACTGGTACGAGTGGCAGGCAGGCTATACGCCGAACCTCGGCCATGGGGGCGCTGACCCGGCCTGCCGCGACTTCCGCATCAGTCGTCAATGGATGGATTACGACGACCTCGACGCCGAAGTCGAAATGAACCTGCGCGCGTCGGTCGGCAAGGTGATTGAGCCGATGATCCTCAAGCTCGACATGCGCAGCCGTCTTGCGATCAACACGGCGATGCGTAATTTCGGCGCCGGCGCATCGGTCTGGGTCAACCCGCGGCACGCCGAGACACAGGACGAGGACTACGAGCGTGCGAAGGCGATTCTCTGTCCGCAGATGGTAGTTGCAGGATTGCTCGAAAAATCTGCTTGTAAACCGCGTGAAGATGTTGTAACTTCCTGATCCGTGGCACGTTCCGTTCGTCCACAGAAAATCAAAGCCCCGCTGGTTCACGCCGAGCGGGGCTTTTTCGTTTCTGCCAGTCACGCGGCGGTCGGCGCCGCGGAGCACAACCGGGCTGGCCTCTTACGCATGGCGAGTGTCTACGAGTGTAGCTGACAGAGTGCGGACACTTATAAGGCGCGCGTGAAGCCGCGTGACTACATGTACGGGCAATCGCCATGCGTAAGAGCGAGCGTCGATGTAACTGAGCATCGGCAGGATCGCAATGACAGATCGGAAAGACGGTCGCCTTCTTCCTCAAGCCGTGAGTGAGATAACCGCGGCAGCTATCGGACGTTCTGGAAGTCGTGGGTCTCCGCCGGCACGCCGGAACTCTGCACGACGCGGGCCATAGCACCCTCAACCATTGGAGTGAATCATGAGCGATCCGATTGCAGAAGCAGCAGCACAGATGAGCGACGCAGCGCCGAGCAGCACGGAGCCTGTCATGACGCAGGCTGTCGCAGAGCAACCCGTTCCGACCGTCACTGGTAACGTGCTGGTGAACGCCGCTTCGGTGGTTGATGCGCCCGTCTTGGAGGCTGGCACGGCCGCAACGGGGGAGCCATCGAATACTGGTGCCGACTCTGCAGCGCCTGTGGACTCTTCACCGACGCCCACGGTCGATGCCGCTGCTGAGCTCCCGCGCGAGTCGCACCTGATGCTGCTCGAAGCGAAGTTCGCCAACGCGCTCGCCAAGCTTCGCAATGCAGAGCGCGTGTCCGTCGACGAGCTCGAAGCGATCTACGTGCACATCAAGGCGGTGATCTAAGCCATGGCCCGTCCGTCGAAGTACAAGCCCGAGTACGCCGAACTGGCGATGAACTATTGCCTGCTCGGGGCGACGGACGCGGAAGTCGCTGCTTTCCTCGGTGTTGGCCTGCGGACAGTCGGAGACTGGAAGCTCGCCCACGAGGACTTCGCCGAGGCGATGAGCACCGGCAAGGACAAGGCAGACGCGAAGGTCGTCGGCGCGCTCTACAAGAACGCGACCGGCGGCAACGTCACCGCACAGATCTTCTGGCTGAAGAACCGCCGGAAAGAGGACTGGCGGGATAAGGTGGATCACTCGCTCACCGGTCCTGACGGCGGTCCTGTCCAGTTCCAGAGCGTGACGCGCAAGGTGATCGACCCGCGCGATCCGGGTGAGTCAGAACCGAAGCTGCAATGAGCGACCTCGTAATCGAGACGCCGCGCGCTTTCCTGCCGCTTCTGAAGCCGGCGCGATACAAGGGGGCGCACGGCGGTCGAGGTTCCGGCAAGTCCAACTTCTTCGCCGAGCTGTGGCTTGAAGAAAGCGTGAGCGAAAAGCTCGATTTCGTCTGCATCCGGGAAACGCTCAAGTCGCTTGAGTTCTCGGTGAAGAAGCTGCTTGAGTCGAAGATCCAGACCTACAACGCCGGCTATTACTTCGATGTTCAGGACCGCCGCATCCTCACGCGGCATGGTGGCGTGACGATCTTCGAGGGCATGCAGAACCACACGGCCGACTCCATCAAGTCGCTTGAGGGCTTTGATCGGTCGTGGTTCGCCGAGGCTCAGAAGGCCAGCGAAAAGAGCCTCACGCTGCTGCGCCCAACGATTCGCAAGCCCGGTTCGCAACTGTGGTTCGACTGGAATCCGGACTCTCCGACCGATCCAATCGACATGCTGCTGCGCGGTGAAGAACTCCCGCCAGATGCTGCCGTGATCGAGGCGAATTACATGGACAACCCATGGTTGCCCGATGAGTTGCGTGCGGAAATGGAGTTCGACAAGCGCCGCGATCCGGACAAATACGCGCATGTGTGGCTGGGCAAATACCGGCAGAACAGTGAAGCGCGCGTGTTCCGCAATTGGAGCGTCGAAGAATTCGAGCGGCCGGCCGGCACGATTCACCGCCTGGGCGCCGACTGGGGATTCTCGGTCGATCCGTCCGTGCTGATCCGCTGCGACATTGAAGGCAACCGCCTGTACGTCGATTACGAGGCGTACATGGTCGGATGCGAGATCGTGAACCTGCCCGAGCTGTTCATGAGCGTGCCGGATGCCGAGAAGTGGCCGATCACGGCTGACTCTGCGCGGCCCGAGACGATCAGCCACATGCAGAAGAACGGCTTCCCGAAGATCCGCCCGGCTATCAAGGGCGCGAAGTCCCTAGAAGAGGGCGTCGAGTTCCTGAAGTCGTTCGATATCGTCGTGCATCCGCGCTGCAAGCACCTGATCGACGAACTCACGCTCTACAAATACAAGGAAGACCCGCTTACCGGGGCGATCCTGCCGATTCTCGAAGACAAGGACAACCACGTGATCGACGCGCTGCGCTATGCCTGCGAGGGCGCCCGACGTGCTGGGAAGGCTCCGAAGCCGAGCAAACCTGTAATCCGCCGCACCGTGCATGGTGCTGGCGCCTGGATGGGCTGATCAATGGCACGCAAACGCAAACTCGACGCTGAATCATCGGGCCTTGACCCGATCGTCAAGGAAGCCAAGGAGCGTTTCGCCCGTTGCGAAGATGCCGAGTCGTCTTTCCGCAAGCTGTTCGTCGAGGACATGAAGTTTGCCAACGGCGACCCGGATAACAACTGGCAGTGGCCCGACCAGATCCGCCAGTCGCGCGACGGCGACAATCGCCCGTGCCTGACGATCAACAAGGTGCGTCAGCACAATCTCCAGATCATCAACGACGCGAAGCAGAACAAGCCGAGCATCAAGACGCTGCCGATTGACGGCCAGGCTGATGTGCAGATCGCCAAGATTCTCGACGGCATCATGCGGCACATCGAGTACAACTCGCACGCTGAAATTGCCTATGACACGGCGACGGAGTTTGCGGTGCAGGGCGGCCTCGGCTACTGGCGCGTCATCACCGACTATGCGCACGACGGCTCGTTCGAGCAGGAAATCTTCATCCGGCGCGTGAAAGACCCGCTGAGCGTGTACCTCGACCCCGACATTCAGTCGGCTGATGGCGCTGACGCCAAGTTCGGTTTCGTGTTTGAGGACGTGCCGAAGGAAGAATACGAGGCAATGTATCCCGAAGAGGATCCGGCGAGCGTCACGTTCCCGATGGAAGCGACCGGCGATCCGTGGCTCGACAAGAATCACGTGCGCGTGTGCGAATACTTCTACCGCGCCGAGAAGAAGGACATGCTGGTTAATCATCCGGTCAAAGGCCCGATGAAGCTGTCCGAAGTGGAAGACGAGAAAGAACGCAAGGCGCTGCTCGAAGACGAAAGCGTGAAGAAACGCGAGGTCAGCGAGCCGCATTTCAAGTGGTGCAAGATTGCCGGCGACAAGATCATCGACCGCAAGGAATGGCCGGGCCGCTATCTGCCGATCGTGCGCGTGGTGGGCGAGGAAATCGTCATCAACGGCAAAGTCGAGCGCAAGGGCCACACGCGCAACATGAAAGACGGCCAGCGCATGTACAACTACATGACCTCGGCCAACGTCGAATACATCGCGCTGCAGACCAAGACGCCGTATGTAGCACCTGTCGAAGCCATCGAAGGCTACGAGGACGAGTGGGCGAACGCGAACAAGGACAACAAGGCGTATCTGCCGTACAACAGCGTTGATGCTGAAGGTCGGGAGATTCCGCGTCCGCAACGCGAGCAGCCTCCTGTAGGCGCTTCTGCGTACCTGCAAGCCATGCAAACGGCACAGCAGGAACTCATGATGACCTCGGGCCAGTATCAGGAGCAGTTTGGCGCGCCGTCGAACGCTGATGCTGGCGTCGCCATTGCAGCGCGTCAGCGTCAGGGCGACAAGGCCACGTATCACTTTATCGACAACGTGGCGCGCGCAATCCGCTATACCGGCCGCATCATGGTCGACCTGATCCCGAAGGTGTACGACACGGAGCGCGTGGTGCGCATTGTCGGCGAGGACGGCAGCGAGGACTTCGCACAGATCAATCCGCAGCAGCCGCACGCCGTTGGCGATGCGCAGGGCAACGCGCAGCAGGCGCCGGCCGATAACTCGAAGCTGAGCGCAGAACAGGCCGCGCAACTGATCTACAACCCCGGCATTGGCCGCTACGACGTGACGGTAGAGGTCGGCCCGAACTACGAGACGCGCCGTCAGGAAGCGTTCCACGCGCTCACGCAGATCATGTCGCAGGATCAGGACCTGATGAAGGTTGCGGGCGATCTGCTGTTCAAGGCCGCGGACTTCCCGATGGCCGATGAGGTCGCAGAGCGTCTGCACCGCACGATCCCGCCGCAGATCCTTGGCGAAGGCCCGACGCCGGCCGAAGCGGATATGCACCAGAAAATGCAGCAGATGGAGCAGATGATCAACCATCTGTCGCAGGCGCTGCAGGACGCGCGCAGCACGCAGGGCCATGAAGAGGCGCATCTGAATATCGACGCCTACAAGGCCGAGACGGACCGCCTGAAGGCCATCGCACCCGACATGGCGCCGGAACTCATCGCAGCAATCGCCGCGCACCTGGTGGCAGAGACGCTGCGCACCGGTGACCCGAGCCAGATTCAGCCGATGCCGAGCGGTGCGCCGCCCGATCCGTCGCAGCAGCAACAGCAGTCCCAACCGAACCCGCCGAGCGCGGGTTTTTCTTTGCCCGCTCAACCTCAACAGGGGGCCTAAATGGCCGGTTACACAGGAATTCTCCAAGACCTCGGCAGCACGACGCCGATCGTTGGTCTGTACCGCATCGCTCAAACGCTCACACCGGCATCCGTCGCGGCCAACACGAGCGCTGAGCAGACGTTCACCGTTCCTGGCCTGCAAGTCGGCGACTCCATCGACGTGAACAAGGCGTCGCATCAGGTCGGCTTGTCGATTGGCAATGTGCGCGTCTCCGCGGCGAACACGCTGGCGATCCAGTTCGTGAACACGACCGGCGGCGCAATCGTGCCGACGAGCGAGCAGTACATCATCGGCGGTCAGCGCTAAGACCCAGCAGCACAGCTTTCCAAAAGGCCCGTTTCCAGCAATGGAGCGGGCCTTTTTGCATTCCGTACCGGTGCGGCATCACCGGGCTCAATCCTTGGACACGTCCATGCAAACCGAAGAGAACGCTTCAACCGAAGTAGAGAACGTCACGCCTACGGCCTCCACGGAACAGGCGCAACAGCCCGCTGAAGTCAGCACGGAACCGGGCGCCGGGCAAACCGCAGAGCAGATCGAGCAGCAGGCGCAGCAGGAAAAGCCGAAGAACGATTGGGTTCAACGCCGCATCGACCAGCTCACGCGGGAGAAACACGAGGAAAAGCGGCAGCGTGAAGCGCTTGAAGCTCAGTTGCGGCAGTACCAGCAGCCGGCAGAAACCCAGTCTCAACCGAAGCAGATGACCGCTGACGAGATTCGGGCCGAAGCCAGGCGCCTCATCCAGCAGGAAAAGTTCGACGAGGCCTGCAACAAGGTGTTCGACGCCGGCAAGGGCGAGTTCGGCAACGAGTGGGATTCGTCGCTGCGCACGTTCCAGATGCTCGGCGGCGCATCGCCTGAGTTTCTCGAAGCCGTCACGGCGATGGATGCCGGCCACAAGGTGCTGCACCACCTGGGCCAGAACCCGGAAGTCGCTGAACGCCTGCTGTCCCTTCCTCCGTTGCGCATGGCGCTTGAACTGGCCCGTCTCGAAACGACGGTCGGTCAGGCGAAACCCAAACCCGTTTCCAACGCCCCCGCACCGATCAATCCGATTGGCGGACGGTCGTCGCCTGTCGAGCCAGAGGAATTCGCCTCGGCCGCAGAGCAGATCGCGTGGTGGAAGAAACACGGCTCTAAATGAGGCTGAAAAATGGCAAACACTCTTCTTAATACCAGCAAGATCCTCGACAAGTCGCTGATGATCTTGGAAAACAACCTGGCATTCTCGGGCCGGGTCAACAAGGAATACAGCGACGAGTTCGCCGTCAAGGGCGCGAAGGTCGGTTCGACCGTGAACGTGCGCAAGCCGGTGCGCTTCGTCGGTACGACCGGCCCCGCGCTGAATATCGAGAACGTGGTTGAAACCGTCGTGCCGGTCACGCTCGACACGCAGTTCCACGTCGACTTCACGTTCTCGTCGCAGGAACTGACGTTGAACATCGACGACTTCGCGGACCGTTACCTGAAGCCGGCAATGGCGACCATCGCCAACAAGATCGACTTCGACGGCCTCGGCCTGTACACGTCGGTCGCCAATCAGGTCGGCACCGCCGGCACCACGCCGAGCGACATCGCCACGCTGCTCGCTGCTGGCACGCGCCTGGATCAGGAAGCCACGCCGCGCGACGGTCAGCGCACGGTCGTGTGGGACCCGGCTGCGAATGGTTCGATGGTCAAGGCCGCTGCCGGCCTGTTCAACGCGCCGCGCCCGATCAGCGACCAGTACGAAAGCGGCATCTTCGTTCCGGCGCTGGGCTTCGACATCGGCATGGACCAGAACATCCGTCAGGCGACGGCAGGCACGCGCACCAACGGCACGGTATCGGGCGCAGGTCAAACGGGTAGCACGCTGCTCGTGACCGGCCTGGGCGCAGGCGGCACCGTCGCCGCGGGCGATACGTTCACCATCGTTGGTGTGTTCGCAGTCAACCCGCAATCGCGCCAGTCCACGCGCGTGCTGCGCCAGTTCACCGTGACCGCTCCGGCGACGGCTGACGGTTCGGGCAATGCAACGCTGTCGATCTTCCCGGCGATCAATACCGCGGCGTCGAACCAGCAGTACCAGACGGTATCGGCCGGCCCGGCGAACGCTGCTGTCGTCACGTGGGACGTTGCCGCGGGAACGCAGTACACCGTGAACCTGGCGTACCACAAGAACGCCTTCACGCTCGCGACGGCTGACCTGCAGATGCCGGAAGGCGTGGACTTCGCCGGTCGCCGCAACCACAAGGGCATCTCCATGCGGATCGTTCGCCAGTACGCGATCGGTACGGATACGTTCCCGTGCCGTATCGATGTGCTGTACGGCTGGCGCCCGATTTACCAGGAACTCGCCTGCCGCATCGCCGGCTAATTGATCGGGGGCCGTCATGTTCGGATCAACATGCGGCCCCTGCATCCTTCTGGAGTGGCTCATGCCCTACGAATATCAGGAGTTCCCGAAGTGGACGCGCAAAGGCAAGGAAGAGCGCCTTGTGCATTCGCGTGAGGAACTCGAAGCGCTCGGCGAAGGCTGGTCGGACTATAAGCATGTCCCGCCCAAAGTGCATGTCGATTCCGAAACGTTCCGGCATTACCCGAAGTGGGTCGGCGGCAAACTCGTGAACAGCGCTGAGGAAGAGGCCGCGCTGGCGCCCGCTGAGCCCGAGCCGGAACAGAACGACGAGCGCGAGGCGCTGATCAAGATCGCCGACGAGCGCGGCGTGAAGATCGACAAGCGCTGGTCGAATGACAAGATTCGCGCGGCGCTGGTGACGGCATGACGACCGGAACCGACCTGATCACGCTGGCGCTGAAGGATATCGGCGCGCTCGGTATCGGCCAGTCCGTGTCTGCCGAAGATACAGCCGACGCGCTGGCGACGCTGAACATGATGCTCGGCCAATGGGATGTGGACCGGTTGAGCGTCTATCACCTGGTCGACACCGCGCATCAGGCGAACGGGTCGGTTTCCTATACCGTCGGCATCGGCGGCGACTTCAATGTCACGCGGCCGATCAAGATCAACGCGGCCTATGCGCGCCTGCAAAGCAGTGGCGCGGGGAGTGCGGTTGATTACCGCATCACCATGATCGACGCGCGCGAGGACTATTCGCGTATCTCGCTCAAGACGCTGTCGTCATTCCCTGAGTATGCGTTCTACGACTCGGCGTATCCGCTGGGCAATCTGTTTCTCTATCCGGTGCCGAACAGCAGCTATGAGCTGCATATCGTGACCATGGAGACGTTGCCGCAGCTTGCCACGGCTGCGACTGTCGTCAACCTGCCGCCGCCTTACCTCGCGGCGCTGCGCTACAACCTGGCGATCTACCTGTGTCCGTCCTATCAGCTTGAGCCGCCGCCCTCTCTGGTGCGCCTCGCGATGAACGCAAAACGGGTGATCAGGCGCATGAACACACAGATTCCGTCTTTGACGATGCCGCGCGGTCTGATGACGAAATCGCGCTACAACATCTACAGCGATAACTCGAGCAACTGATGCGAGTCCCGCTCACAACCGGCGCTTACCAGACGCGCAGCGTCATAGCCGAGGCGCAGCGCTGCGTGAATCTGTATGCCGAGGCGAACCCGCAGGACGCGCCCTGTCCGTTTACCTATTACCCAACGCCGGGCCTGACGCTTGTCTCTACGCCTCCTGTCGCTGGCGAGTCGCGCGGGATCTACACGGCGAGTAACGGCAATCGGTACGAGGTGGTCGGATCGACGATCTATTCCGTCAGTACAGGAAACGT